AAAAATTTTCCAGAATAAATCAAAGTCACCACCAGAAGAAAGAGCTACGTCAGGAAGATTGATCGTAACAACACCTTGATTAAATCTGCCATAATATTTTGGCTTGCCATTCTCATCCAGATAGGGAGTAAGAAAACTACGACAACCCATACATGTATAACAATGACCATCACCATTAGCATCTACCTTATTTGAGAGCATAACTTTTTCAGAGATATAATCGGGAACCAACCGCTTAGCACTACACTTGGCACATAACTCTGTCAGATAAAAGTAAGGGGAATCTTCGGTGATATTATCTTCCTCCAGCACATAAATGAGCTTGGGGAATGCCGGCGTAATCCATGTACCCTTTTCATTCTTTACACCTTCATACCGCTGCTTTACGACCTCTTCAATAATCAAAGCTAAATCTTTTTTCGTTTGAGGATCATCTACCTCATTCAAATACATAAAGACTGTAATAAATGGAGCTTGACCATTAGTGGTCATCAAAGTGATAACCTGATATTGGATAGTTTGAACACCACGCTTAACTTCCTCCCTAACCCGCTTTTCTGTTACAGCGTCAATAGCCTCTTTTGCCGCTTTGGAAAACTCGATCAGTTCAGAGTTATAAATCATTTTGTGTTCCAACTTAAATTCCTCTTCCACTTCCTTGCGAATTTTCTGGCGTGATACTTCTACAAAAGGAGCAAGATGTGCAAGAGAAATAGACTGTCCACCGTATTGGTTAGAGGCAATTTGGGCGATGATCTGAGTGGCGATGTTGCAGGCGGTGGAGAAGGAGTGGGGCTTCTCGATCATGGTGCCGGAGATAACGGTGCCGTTTTGCAACATGTCCTCCAAATTGACAAGACAGCAATTGTGCATATGTTGGATATAATAATCACTATCGTGGAAATGAATCAATCCCTCATCGTGAGCCTTAGTAATCTCTTCAGGTAATAAAAGTCGATTTGTAATATCTCGACTAACCTCACCAGCAATGTAATCCCGTTGTGTAGAAAGAATTGTAGGATTTTTGTTGGAGTTTTCCTGAATTACAAGCTCATTGGTATTATCTGCAATAGATAGGATCTTTCCGTCCAAAGAAGTAGCGTTACGCAAAAGCTCATGTTCATACCGATACTTAATATAGGCTTTTGCAACAGCATACACACCTTCTTTCATCAACTCAGTCTCTACATCGTCTTGAATCTCTTCAACAGATACAGCACGGTTACGCTTTTTGTATCGAGAATGCAAACGAGATGTAATCAATGTAGCAATTTCATTTTCTTTGTCTTCTGGAATATGGAGCAAACCAGATTGCCCCACATCCTTAAAAGCTGCCATGATAGCATTGAAAATTTTACACTTTTCAAAATTTACTTCTCGTCCATCTCGTTTAATAACGACCATAAAATCACCCTCCTGGTTAAATCACATTCTACAACTCTTTACATATAGATCATAAATTGGAATGCCGTGCCGTTCAGAAATTGCACATTTCTCATCTTCAAATTCTTGCAAATACATCATTGACATTTTTTCATCTTCAAAACGATAAAAATGTTCATCCTCTGCAAGTGGTGAACCAAAGACATAGTTATCTGGCCCACAATGAAACATACCGCCTGTCATGGCATTATGTTTAACGCCCTTCCAAGGTAGCTTTGAGCAAACAGAGTAATATGTTTTACCAAAGAAGTTTTGCGTCATGACAAAGTAATTTTCAGAAACCGCCTTTACCCTCATAGGTTTCTTCCAATCGTTGACTCTAATTAAATCTCCAACTTTTACAGTGTCAAGGATCGTTCTTGATACATCGGTATAATGAATATACTCATTTTTCATTTTCTTTCTCCATCATCACAGCATGGATGTATTCATAGACTTGCTCCCAGTTTGTAGCTCGAAGAATCCAATCATATTTGGAATCGTCAAAGTTTCGGTTATGTGGCTGGTCAAACAAAATACCCCAATGATTACCACTAATCAAATTGTGCGGGCCATCATCAATCAAAATATCTCCTTTAATCAGATCTTTCTTGCTGGTAATAACCACTTTATCCCAGCTCAAAAAAGGAAATAGTTCAAAAATTCTCTCAAACTTTGCTCGACAGCAATGATAATCTGAAGCAGTTACCATATAAAGTTCATGTCCTTCATTAAGCAATCGCTGTAGAACCTCTTTACTACCAGGAATAGGGGACAAACGATGCCATAATTCATCCTTACGCAAAACACTGTACACCTGATCTTTGCTTAACGTAGGAAATGCAAGACTAACATCCCAATCGGTAACATCTTCATGAGATACTGTAGTCCCATGCTTTTCATTCAGCAAAGCTACCCAACATTGCAAAAGATTCTCTATGGTGTCATCAGCATCAAATAAAATCCTCAATGGTTTCACTTTTACTGTCTCCTTTTCTCTTGATATAGTGCATAGTCCTTAGCAGCAGTCTTTAGATCCTCCAAGTCACCCTGGTTGGTAATCTGATCGTCAACAGGATAGGCACATCGAAGTGTTTATACATTCGGTCAATCACAGAGTCGGGAACGCTACGATCCCGCAAATGGTTGTTCTCAAGACACTTTTGGTAAGGAGTTGCCATGAAAACACAAACAGTTTTCAAATCCTTGATATGTCGAGCAGCAATCCACTGTAAGAACGCCATTCTCCGGCGATAGTTGGTGTTGGTAGCATCATAGACAGTATCTTTACCGTGAATCAAATCTGCAAGAACCCGATTATGAAGGGTTTGAAAAACAAGCTCCTGACGGCTTTGATCAGTTATATCTCCCAAGATTTCCTCTCGGATCTTATCACTGGAATGAACAGTTACCCCAATCAAAGCATTTTCAGCAAAATAACTCTTACCGCTACCAGGAAGACCAACCATCATATAAAGTGTAGGCATTACGTTACCCTTGAGCGTTTAGGTAATTATTTGCCCCTTACAGTCTCGGTTGGCATTTTCTACGAGTGCCGATGCTCGTTACCCTCTCGTTTCGGTAGTCCGTTAGCCAGCCACATATATCATTTCAGTGGACTTTAGGTGTGGAGAGTGGGACTCGAACCCACGACACACTGGTTGTCTTCAAATTCCTTGCTGTTAGTGTTACACGGTTTTATAATCCGTACATCGGATGGTAACACATTTTTATATCCGGTTGCTCTACCCGCTGAGCTACCTCCACAGATTGCCGCACTTACACGGCAGTAGTGGTCTTTCCCACCGTCACAACCACGAAAGAAAGGAGAATATGTTACCTTCCACCACAAAGATAACACTGGTGCCGGGAGCGGGACTTGAACCCGCACGGCTCAAAGCCAGGGGATTTTAAGTCCCCAGCGTCTACCAAATTCCACCATCCCGGCGAATGGCGGAGGGGATGGGACTCGAACCCATACACCCTTTCGGATTACTACTGGTTTAGCAAACCAGAGCCTTACCAATTAGGCTTACCCCTCCATCTACGAGACACACATACGTCAAATTTGAAGTTTGATTATTGTTAAGTTTGCTGTTGGTGTCTCATTTATTTACTCTCACTATATGACGCTATTTTTCCTAATCCAAAATAAGGTTTTATAAAATTGCTGTAAGCGTCACAACTTCCTTACTCCGTTTCAAGGAGTTTTGAGAAATTGGCAATTAAAGCAGTATTGTTCTTCCGCTGCTTTTCCAGAGAGACACGAGTATCCTCAAGTTCCCTGGTGTAGCTTTCGATCTCCGCAACGTTATCCTCAATCTCCTGATTGATTAGGCTCAAACTGTTAATTGTGCGACTAACCAAATCCACAGCGGAGTCGGCCTGCTAAGATAGACTAACTAAGGTCGCTTTCTTCTCCTGAAGAATATCCTTAACTTGATTTCTTTTCATTTCTATACCTCTCAATTCACACCATCAATACTGACGATGGCTCCAGTCCCAGATACTGTGGGCATTTTGCCATCCCACTGCTCATACTTGATCTTCTCAATCAACTCAGGAGTAAGAGAAGCCGCAATCTTCTGGTTTGCATCGGCCTCGGCCTCTGCCTGGATTCTGATAACCTCAGCAGCCGCATTCGCTTTAACAATTGCAGTTTCCGCCTGAATTTCTGCTGCCTCCTTATCCTTCTCCGCTTGAATCATCGCCACTTCCTTGTCCTTATTGGCCTGAATTTTAGCGGTCTGAGCCTCAATATTGGCAAGTTCAAGCTCCTGCTGAGCTGTGACCTTTTTCTGAATTGCCGCTGCTGTCTCGGTATCTACGGAAATATCAGTAAAGTTCACTGTATCAATAATAATTCCGTAAGCGTCAAACTTCTCTCTCAGGTACACATCCAGCTCCGCATTGATCGCCGTCCGCTTGTCGCCAAAGATGTCTGTAACAGGGTAGTTTGCAGAGACTTCCTGCGTCCATGCAATAACCTTCGGTTTAATGAATGTATCCTTGATAGACTCGCCAGACTTACCTTTGAACATTGTAAAGGTCTGGGCAACACGTTCTACATCAAACCGATAAGAGAACTCCAGATTAACCCGTACTGTCTTACCATCAGAAGTGGGGATGCTGAAACTCTCATCGTTAGGTGAATCTCCCTTATCGGCAGCGGTAAGATAGGATTGCTCAATACCAATAGAATAGGTAGTCACCTTCTTGGTCGGAGCGACAACATGCCATCCTTGGGTAAGCACCTCACCGTCTACACCACCATTCATGTTGTAGACAACACCTACGTAACCCGCAGGAATACGCTCAGTGCAGAAAAGGACTGTGACCAGAGCTACAACGATCAGAACTGCGGCGGCAATGCCACCAATTAGACCCTTCTTTTTCATTTTCTTGAACCTCCGTTAGTTTATATTTTCTGCTGTGTCTTCACTGATGGGATCTTCTTTCTCCATGATGTCCTTGGTGTTCTTATACGTGTTGAACAGAAAACGTCCAAACGGAATGAACACGAATGACAGTAGTACCCACAGCCCAACCGCTGCCAATAGGACAAGAAAATAGAATACCGGCATAGCTACCCCCCCCCATAAGTGTTATAGTTTTAATGTGTTGCTATCCAAAACCTAAACGGCATGAGCCGTTTAGGAGAATAACCGTTTGAAAATTTGATAGTCTTTAATTTTAGCATTCCGTTTTGTTGATTCTGTAGATCCTCACAAAACACCATAGAAGCAAAGTCTGGATCAGTCAAATCAAACGTTCCGCCCTCACTCTCCAGCAAATAAGCCCGATAGAAAATACCAGACTGATGGGCCACATCATATCGAAGGGAATAAGCTCGGCCTGTGATGTTGTTGAACCGATAAAGCATTGTTCTAAACTTTACAAGATCTATCTTGGCGTTTCTCTCAGTCCGAATCAAATAATCGGAGTAAACATAGCGGTGAAAGATAACTCCTCTGGCTTGCTGGTAATAACCATCCGCATCTTTCAGCCGGTTAAGCACTTGGCTTACATGGAACGGCATCTCAATCTTTCTACCGTTAAACATAATTCCGTCATCCAAAACAGCGGATTTGGGAAAGTTAATGATCTCTTCCTCAGTCAAGCCATACCAGGCCAGATAAAGCATTGAGATTGGGATGTCATGTAGAGTACTATCATAACTGTCCGAAGCACTCACAGTATCGTTAATAGCGTCTTGTAGCATTGCTAAGTTTTTGAAATAGTAAACGAATCCATCTTCTTTTATTTCAAGATCATTCAGAGTTACTGAAGCAAGAAGCCGTTCCTGCTCTATGGGAAGTTCTCCATTTGCAATCAGATAGCGTACATAGTACATAACAATACTTTTTCGATTTGTCATTGTCCATGCACGTCTAATCTGTAAGGAACTCAGCAGTTCAATGTAATCTTCTCTGGTAAGGGGTTGATCCAAGGATTTTCCTGTGCGCTCTTCCCATGCAATCACATTCTTCCAGACCTGGTTGAATAAGTCTTTGTTAGGTGCAGCGTCAAATCCGGTAGGATCACTAAAAAATTTCTCTCGAATCATTTTCAGTCCCTCCCACAAAAGTCGCATAACTTACTGTGCCACTATCATAGCAGAAATGAAAATGAATGTCAATAGCAAAACAGAAAATTTTTTAGATTTTTTTATCGAACTCACCAGAAGCCTCAGTTTCCCCATCTTCGTACCGTTTAAGCAACAGAAAAACTTTATCTCTATCTTCTTTCGGAAGTTTGGTTAAACAACCTACCATTCTTGAAGGATCAACAGATGCTTTCCAATCCATAAAATGAGCGTACCAATGACCGCTCCAATACGGTTCCAAGCCAGCAGCACAATAATCAAAAAATGCTTGTAGAATTTCCATTACTTCTTCCTTGGAACACTCTACAATATAATTTTGGTAATCAACAACCAAGTTTACACGTACAGGAATGGGCTGAAACGGCTGCACATTAAAATACAAGGAAGCACTTTTAACATGCCCAAGGTCTTTTGGTAAGGCACCAGAATACGGGAGTCGAATATTGCTACGATCCAAGGATGTATAGGAGATAGCCAGTTTGTTCAGTTCAAATCCTCCAAAATTATGTCTCCGCTCTGGCTTAATAAACATTTTCATTTCCTCCCACTATAAATTGACTTTCCAGAAAATATGTGGTATTATACTGGTGGAGAGCGACTATAATCGCCCTTGTTGCTTACTATACCAGATTTTAATCGTGATGTCAATAGTGTTTTGAGAAAAAAATCTGCAAAATAGAAAAGAGGGCTTAAAAATGGAGTCGATTATCTTTACAAGAGTAAAAGAACTATGCGAACAAAACCACATATCAATCAATAAATTAGAAAATGAACTTGGATTCAGCAATTATTCCATTGGGAAATGGCGTAATGATGTTTCTCCAACGATTGATAAAATAGCAAGAGTTGCAGCATACTTTCATGTATCAATCGACTATATAGCCGGTGTTTCTGATATTAAAACACCAGCAGACTCTCTTATCCAAGATCAAGATATGGTTTCTTTGCAGCGGGCCAGAGAAAAACTTTCTCCACAAGACAAGGATAGAATGATGAAAATTATAAAGTTAGGGTTTTATCATGCTTTTGAAGATGGGGAAAATGTTTCTGAGTGAGTCCTGTTTATAGGACTGTAAATCTGATACAATATATCCATCACGAAGGAGGGGAGATGGAATGAGTATCAGAAAAGTGTTCGCTCAACAAAAGGTGTTGGAGCTATATCAACAAATGTCTAACATTGAATATCCAATTCGGCCTGATAGCTTGCTTCAGTTTCTCCCTGGAGATTGTCGTATCCTCACATATCAAAAAATGGCAGAGGTATCACAATGCACGATCCAAGATATTGAATCTATGTGCAACAGTACTTCAGGTGCCACACACTATGACATTAACACTGATAGATATTTGATCCTTTACAATGGTAGTATGAACTCAGGGCGGATCTTATGGACAAAATGCCATGAGATCGGGCACATTGCTATGGGACATTTACAGCTTTTAGAGGCTGGATTACTCTCTCATATGGAAGAGATAGCCCCATACCCTCAATTCGAGGCAGAGGCAGATTATTTTACGTGGAACCTTCTTGCTCCAATGCCCATTTTAAGAGAGATGAGCATTCAAACTGAGGAAGAAATTAGACGAATATATGGTTTATCCACACAAGCTGCAGCACTTCACCACAACCGCTATACAAAGTGGTGCAAGAGTCATATCAAAACAGCTTGGGAAAATAACATGCTCCGAGAATTTCGTAAAAAGTATGTAAAATAGCCGCCCAAATGGGCGGCTATTTTTTTAGTGTTATGTAATATTCTGTTGTCCCCATGTGATCTTAAAGTTACCGTCTTTATCTTCTTCTCGTGACATTAGCATTGACATGAGATCATAATCTACACCAAATCTATCGTAAATTTCATCCAGATCGACTTCTTGCCCTTTCATAAATAGGTTGAGCTTTTCTTTTGCAATCACCATTTGCATTTGATTAGACTCAATGCTTCCAGAATGGGTAACAAAATATACATCCTTCCATTCAGTAGAGGTAAAACGGATAAAACGCATGTAGAACTGGCTCATTCTGGCATTGTTATAGTGTAACTCTGGTATAACAATTTTGTTGACAAACTCGAAGTTTACACTACTGGGCAAACTCTGTTGTGTACAAAGCAGAATCCCATTCCCGCTCTCCTTTAGGGTCTTTCTCAGAGCTTTCCGTTTGGCAAGAGTCGTAGTGCTGCCAGTCACAATGAAAAGAGGACGGTTAGGAAATCGCTCTTGGATCTCTTTGGTATAAGCATCTACAACGTTCTTGTGGCGAACTCCAATAGCCACAATCTCGTTTTTCCACTGTTCTATCATAGAGGCCACCTTATCAATCTTGGTCGGTGTCTCATCTGAGGTGTACTCATCTACCGTATTAGCAGCGGCAGAAATACGAAGCAGTAAAGTAATCTGCTGGATCAAAGCCATCATACTATCCTTGCGGCTATTTCCGGTAGAGGCAAAATACCGTTGACGCATGGAAAAGAACTCGTTGATAGCTTTATCGTAAACAGTACGTTCCAAAGCCGAAAACGGGACTGCTATTTGATGTATCCTCCGTATTTCTTTGCCTGTTATCTCCTCAAATGTGCGTGTAATTACAGAGTAAGATAGTAAGTTTTCAAGGGCTTCAGCATTATAAATGTCCTGTGAGCGTTTTCCGACACCGAAGACTGTGATTTTTTCGGGCAAATGAGAAGAAGTAAATAGGTTGTATCCAGGCGTGTAGGCTGGGATGGGATCTCCATAGTAAGGGTTACTGGTACAATTCAGATACTCCCCACAATCACTGCTCTTTTCAAAAGAATACAGAGTATCCGCCCAAGAAATCATGTTGTAAGAATTATTATATAACAACTCAAGCTGAGGACAGCACTCCGAAATGTTATTTCGGGTAACTGTTCCAGTCATCGCCAGCTTAAACCGCACTCTGCGAAAACAATCCAACACGGCTTTAGCGTTTTTACTACGGGGATTTGTCATCTCATCACTCTCGTCAAAAACCAAACATACCTTCTGATTTCTACACTTGATATACTTTTTGATCTGCTTCTGATACTTCCGCAGCATATTAAGAGTAATGATGACAAACTCTCCAGACTGAATCTTATCCAGATCTGCTAACCTCTTGACCATACGATAGGGAAGTGAGTAGTTAGGTAAAACAGTATCCCAGTTGTTTTTAATAGAAATAGCGGTTGATACTACCCATGTATTGACAGCTCCCTGATAGAGCATACGATAATGAACACTGTATCCCTGAATATGTAACAACACTGATTGATAGAGTTCATATTTTGGACGATCCGAATCTCAATGAAATAGGAGATTCCCGATACAGTCTTTCTTCTTCCTGGTTTGAACGTGCAATGAAAAAGCGAGGAAAGCCACAAATTGAACAGTTAAAGAAAAATATTTACAACGCTTTTAGAAATAAGTTCAACTCAGAATCTGGGCGAATTATTTGGACAGTGTATAAGAACTATAAGGATGTTGTAAAAGGAAAAGGATATACAAACGGTTTTCTTTCTTGTAATGTAAGAGCTACAAATGCTTATCGAAACCGAGATTGTTTGGCCTATTGTGTTAATATTTTTTATAACCCATTGATGAAGAGCTATTTTGCGGATCAGGGAATTGAAGTTAGGGAAGATAAGTATGCGCTGAGTGAGATGATTCAGTGGATTTGGAGATCAGCAATCCGGGATGGGAAAGAAATCTGGATCTATGTGCCGAGTAAAAGAATGAGGGAACTGCTTGAAGGATGGCTGAAGGAGCTGTCGGAGTGCAAAGCAGAGCATTAAATTGGAGGTATGATGATATGGATGATATAAAAGAGACAGCATGGGATCATCTTTCAGGAGAAAAGACAGCAACTCTATCTACATCAGAAAAGAAGTGGATTCGGATGATCGAGTCGCTGAAAGAAAAATATCCAGACCAGGTAGATATACGTTGCCGTAATGCAGATGGAAGTATTGTTGTACGTTTGCCAGTAGAATGGATGAAAATTAGACCGAAGAAAAAGAGCAATTTGACACAGGAACAAATTGAAGCATCAAAGGCGAGGCTTGAATTAGCGAGGAGTAAGCGTATGGATAGTTTGAGACAGACTGGCGATGCGGTGGGAATCAAGGAGGGAAAGAGCTGATGGACACCGCAGATAATAAATGTATTTGGGCAGATCAATGTGGGGAAGAGTGTGAGGGTCGTTGTCCAGATTATTCACCGATAGATGAGTCCGAGGAAGCGAAAAAGTATTATGAAAAGATTTTGCGTGAAAACGCAGAAGAATATCAACAAATGATTCAAGACTATTCGGATGAGGGTTGAGAAAATGAATAGAGAACAAAGAAGGGCTTTGAAGAAGAAGGGAATCTCCCAAAGAGACTATGCGGTTGCTCGATTGAATGCAGCGGGAGCTTTTGATGAAAGTAAGTGGATCAAGGATGGGGAACAGGTTAAACTCAATGTTGATCAAATTATGGAAAGACCAGGTTACTCAGGCTTGCAAGATGACTACAAGGCATTTGTTGAGGCAAGCCGGGAGATGGTATTTACGGCCCGACTGTATCGAAAGAGAGAAGATGGCTTCTCGGCCGCTGTTGAGTTGGTTGAGGTTCCAAAGTGGTTGTTCTGGTATGGGGATTTAATTCACGTTAAGGATGGTGGGTAAGCCTTGGGGAGCGCAGTTTATATCGTATCCGCTGATGCGAAAGATCTGTTTCTGACTAACTATTCAAACGAGAGGTGCGGCGGATATAGTATTCGGTATCACGGTGGGGAGAGCAAGGGCGAATATAACCTCAAAAGATTTGTAAATACCTTGGATTACAGTCTGGATCTAATCAAGCTGAGAGAAGTCTATGAGAAGGTTTATCGCCGGCTGGACTTTACTTTTGATAAGCGTGGTAAAGAATATTGCCGGCGTGTTATCAACGTGACATTTAAGTATAGTGTGAAGGAATACAATCGGTTCTTTGATAAAACATTTATCAAGTATGGGTACTTACCAGAAGATATTGAATTGGAAGATAACGTGTGTATCAAAGACGGTGAACTGATTGCTATTCGGATTGACAGTCCGGTAGAGAATCCAGTGAGTGACAATGTTCTTGGGGACTACTTCGTGTTTGAGAACGGAGTGTACCGCCAGGGGAAAACGAACAAGGTTATTTTCAGTGTTGCTCAACTCCGAGAAAGGCTATACCAGGATGGCTTTGATTGTGATGGCATTCATTTCTGTCGTTTCAAGAGGTCGAGCGGGAGCAGTCGTGTCGGGAAGTGTTTGTTTATAGATGAGAAGTTGTATCCCAGAATACACCGGTGGGAGATGTGCGGGTTAAAGGTGAAGGAGGGGCAGAAGATTGATCTTGCTGCCCTTGAAGCCTATATCGCTCTATCTTTGAGCAGTATCATAGGAATTATTAACCTGCGGCCTGAAAATTTCCTCGTCATTGACGATTACAAGAGTGTTTTCAAGGATAAGGTCATTGCAACGAGGGTGGGCAAAGATGGTTGGCTTCAATCGTTGCCGGAAGAGGTTGAGGTTGAAAATAGTGTCTGGGATGGACAATCACTGATTGATAAAAGCGTGATGGGGGAGTTTTCTTCCTATGGCATGATCCTTCTACGTAACCGATTTTTTAAGTCGGCGTGTTTTAATACCAATATCCAGAAGTTTTTTGCGGAGCATGATATTCATGACGTGTCTCAGCTTAACGGGTTTACTTTGGCAAAGACGGTTGATGAAATTAAGATTATTACAACACCCAGCAGTATCAAATATCTGAAATTCGGAGAGCTGGAGCGGTGGCTGGGGTTCCTGGAGGAAGACGGTTTATTTGGAGTGGTCAAGCATGAGAAGCCCACGCATTTTTTTGATGGGCGTATGGTGCAGATCCATTACCAGTTATTGAATACACTTCAAATGTCACAGGCCGAGGTAGATTTGCTGGTAAAACCCTCTCTGGATTATCTGCGGCTGATTCAGACTGATCCCGCTGTGTTGCGTTATCATATCCGTTATGCTGGCGAGGATGATCCGATAGGGGCGGCTTCCACAACAAACGATGTCATGTATCAAATGCTGGGTGTCTGTGAACGCTTTGCACAAACGAAGCTGTATTATGATTTCAAGCGGGATATTATTGAAGCGTTCAAAAAAGGTCTTCGGCGGGGACACATTCTTGTTGAGGGGAACTACTCTACTTTGCTGGGAAACCCAATTGAAATGTTGCTGGCTTCAATCAATCAATTTGACGGTACAAGTCAAATTGGCATATGCTGGATTGGATACGGTATATCGTGGAGGGTGGAGAAAGACCACATTATAAATTTATATAGAGAAGGTGATTCAAATGAACGAAGCAGTAATATGGAGATTCTTTAAGTCAAAGGGATTTTCCGATTGTGGAATTGCCGGATTGATGGGGAACCTATTCGCTGAATCTGGTTTGAATCCAATCAATCTACAAAACAGTTTTGAGAAGACTCTGAAAATGGACGATACTACTTATACATTAGCAGTAGATAGTGGAGCCTACACCAATTTTGTTAAGGATGGAGCGGGGTATGGTCTTGCCCAATGGACATATTGGAGCAGAAAGCAAAACCTTCTGAATTTTGCGAGAGCAAGAGGAACATCCATTGGGGATCTCTCTATGCAGTTAGACTTTCTGTATCAAGAGTTTCAAGGATATAAAGGACTAAACGAAGCGTTGAGAATGGCAAATTCAGTACAAGAAGCATCTAATCTCATTCTATTTCAGTACGAGAGGCCGGCGGATCAGGGAGCAAAAGTTCAGGCAAAAAGGACTGAGTACGGAATGGTGTATTATAAGCAATTCGCAAATGTAATGGCAGATCATGAAGGGGATGATGTATTGAATGCAGTGGAAAGATTGATTGCCACCGCAAGGGCTGAGGTGGGTTATTTGGAAAAAGCTACGAACAGCCAGCTTGATGATAAAACAGCAAACCCAGGTAAGAACAACTGGACAAAGTATGCTCGGGATCTGGATAAGAGTGGGTGTTATAACGGGCCAAAGAATGGATATGCTTGGTGCGATATGTTTGTGGACTGGTGTTTTAGACAAACCTTTGGTGAAGAGTTGATGCACAAAATGACTTTCCAGCCCCACGGTGGGTATGGTGCTGGATGTACCAGTTCTGCTGGGTATTATAAACAAGCTGGACGCTTCTTCAAGAGCGGGCCAAAACCAGGAGATCAGATTTTCTTCACCAATGATGGTGGAAAGAGTTCATCACATACGGGAATTGTGGTTGCTGTTGATGGGAGCAAAGTATATACCATTGAAGGTAATACTTCCAGTGTAGCAGGAGTTGTTGCAAATGGTGGGTGTGTGAGAGAAAAATCCTACAGTTTGTCCTATGATCGTATTTATGGATATGGCAGACCTGATTGGTCGATAGTTCCAGAAACGCCAATAGATAAGAAGGAGGATGAAGACGATATGGATGTTAAACGGTTTGGAGAACTCTTGAGTGAGTTCAGAAAGACACTTCAGGATAACGACAGTGGAGAATGGAGTAAACCTGCAAGAGAATGGGCAATTGCTCAGGGACTTGTTGCAGGCAACGGTACAAAAGTTGGTGGCAAGACAAACTACATGTGGGAGGATTTCCTTACCAGAGAGCAGTTGGTCACAGTGCTTTATCGGTTTGCTCAGGTTATGGGGATGGTAAAATGACAATCAAGGTTGAGCGCAAGAAAAAGAAAAGAAGTAAAAAGAAGATCGGCTTTACAAATTGTCTTGCAATTTATCTTCTGTTGTTTCTGACCGCCGGGTTAGTCGGCGGTTTTTTGCTGGCCGTTATGAGTATTCGCTACCAATATGTAGGTGCGTTGGCCTGTTGGACGGTGGTGTTTACACCTATTGGTACAGCGGTTGGCCTTGTTATTGGAAAGGTTGTAGATAAAAGCCGGGCTGAGAATGTGAGTGGAAATGGGGACGGAATTACATTTGCTGCAGCACAAGCAACTGGGTTTACACAGGAAGACAGCAATATGAGTCCTGCAATTTAATAATAGATAAGGAAGGTGTTTTGTATGGAATGGGTTAATTTGATTCTTTCTAATTTAACTGGAATCGCAGCGATTATTACTTTGGTAATTACTTTGGTAAAGTATGTGCAAAAAGCAGTTAAGGAGAAGAACTGGCCCCAGGTAGTCCAAATGGTATCAAACTATATGGAGCGGGCAGAGACTATGTTTGAGTCTGGAGCAGATCGAAAAGAGTGGGTGCTTGCGATGGTGAAGTCATCTGCTGATACAGTCAAGTATGAGATTGATATGGATGAGATTGGCAGGCTAATTGATAGTCTATGCACTATGAGTAAGGTCGTAAATGCTCCGGCTGAAGAGGAAAAGGTCGGGTGAGATCCGATGAGCATTCAAGATATTCAGCAAAATATTTTGGCAGGCGGAGGAACATTGTTTTTGTTGATGACTTTAGTTCAAATTTCACCAATCAAAATAAATCCTTGGTCTGCTATTGGACGTGTGATTAAAAAGTTCCTATCTGCTATTGGTGCAATTATAAATAGCGGATTGATCTCTAAGGTAGATGCTCTTGGAGAAAAGGTTGACTGTATTGAAAAGCAATTTGAGAAACATGAAGCATCTGCTGCTGAGAGTAAAGCTGATGAACGTAGGGCTGATATTTTACGTTTCAATAGAGAGGTTATACGAGGACTTCCACATACAATGGAAGATTTTATTGAAGTGCTTTTTTATATTGATTTCTATGAAAGCTATTGCAGAGATCATCCAGAGTATGAGAATAACCGAGCAGTAATGGCTATTCAGAATATTGAAGAGGCATACCAGGAGCATTTAAGGAAGAACGACTTTGTGTAATGGTGAGGTTGACATTGTGGATTGAGTGTTATATAATGACTTATCCCCAATGTTTGATTATTCATGTTATGCTTTATTATACGTGTGGGTTAGTACCCCTATTTTTACCCCTTTTCATGTGAACAAGACAAAACGTGATGAAACGTGATAAAATCATCAATTCAGTA